ATGCCCCCATTAATATTCTGGAAAGGTCCTGGTACCAGAGGTAAGGATTATCAGTTCTTTGATAGACAGGCTAGTGAATATATTAGAATAGGCGCTACCGAATGTTACGTACACAAATATTTGGGCCCAGCCAGCACTCTGAACAGCACCCCAGATCCTGAAGACAACATTCTGAACATTAGCGATCTGGTCAACTTGGAAATCAGAGACAGAAAGTATGATGCTGATGTTTACAGTTTGAAGGGGCATTACCTGGTGAGTGATTCTGAATTTGATCTAAAGCAGTTTGGACTCTTCCTGAGCTCAGATACCACATTCATCACTTTTCACATAAACGACATGGTGGAGATCTTGGGCCGCAGACTCATGAGTGGTGATGTGTTAGAATTGCTACACTGGAGAGACACCAACACCCTGGATCATAAACCCATCAACAAGTTCCTGGTGGTTCAGGAAGGCAGCAAGCCTGCAGAAGGATTCAGCCCCACTTGGTGGGCGCACTTGTGGAGAGTGAAATGCCAACCTCTCACAGACAGCCAAGAGTATCAGGACATACTGGATCAAGCACTCACAGACAGAGGTGATGGTATTGATCCCAGTTTTACCAAGCCAGATGGTAGTGCAGGCACTCTGGGCGATTTGTTGAGCACATATGACAAACAGATTGAAATTAATGATGCTATTGTGGAAGAAGCCAAACAAGCTGTGCCTTTCCGAAACTTCCAGACTCAACACTTTTATGTGTTGCAGAAGGATGAACTGAGCAGACCAGACGTGTTCAGTACCGACGGCATACCACCCAATTCCAGCAAGCCAGTTCCCACAGGCACCACATTCCCTGCCACTTACCAAGAAGGTGATTGGGTGCTCAGAGTGGATTATGTGCCTCCTGTGTTGTTCTGCAGAACTGCCAAAAGCTGGAAAAAGGTGGAAACCAATTACAGAGCAGACTGGCAGCCAGCTGGCAGAGTGCTCACATCCTTCATCAACAACACAGCCACCACCACACTGGCAGATGGCACCACACAACCTGTGAAGCAGAACTTGCGCAAGGCAGTTGCTCCAAAATTAGATCCGGACATCATATAACCCATGGACTATTTCTTCTCAGCCCAAATCCGACAATACAGACTGCAAGTGATCAGAGCATTCAGTAATTTTTCAGTCAGTGTGGGCACAAATCCTGATGGCACGCCCAAATTGAAACGAGTACCTTGCAGGTACGGTGACAGCAGCAGACTGGCAGAAACCATCATCACAGGCAACTCTGAAAACAAGATACCCAGTGCTCCCTTCATAAGTGTGTATGTGAACAGCATGGCACTTGCCCCTGAGCGCAGAGCTGCTCCCAGTTTGGTGAGCACAGTGAATGTGAATGAACGTGCATATGATGGTGAAAGGTATCTGAGTGTGCCTGGCAACAGATACACTGTGAAAAGATATGCACCTGTGCCTTTCATGATGACATTTAATGTGGACTTCTGGTGCAGCAACCTGAATCAAAAGGAAGAGCTGTTTGAACAGACCCAAGTGCTGTTCAATGGCATGGTGGACATACAAACCAGTAACAATCCTTTAGATTGGACAATGTTTAGCACCCTGGAACCCACCAACATTACCTGGAGCAGCAGAAGTATTCCCATTGGTACAGAAAACCCTATTGATGTGATGACTGTGGAATATCGTGTGCCCATCTGGATCAACCCACCAGCACAGGTCACATATCAAAAGGCTATTGAACAAATTGTCACACGCATAAATGACAGTTCGCCTGATGCAGACCAAAATTGGGAATGGACCGCACAGGACCTGCTCACACAAAAAATCACCACGCCTGATGATGCCAATATCAAGCTGAATGTGATCAGTGACTTCACATATGAAATCAGCTTGTGCAACTCTGCATTCAGCAATGAGGACTTTGCGCAAAAGCCCACTCAAATCACAGGCACACAGCCTGTGCAGCTATCACCAGGTCAAGTGTTCAGCGTGAATGGTGTGAGCATTCAAATACCATCAGATCAGATCCCCCTTCTAAAAACTGCCATGACACAGGCCCTACAGCAAACATCCATTACTGTGCAGTTTAACAACCAGAACCACATGATTCTCACCAATCAGTCCGGTGGTAACATCATGTTGGCCAACATAACAGGCACACCAGTTCAGCAGTTGGGTTTTGTGCCCACCACATATGAAGGTCACACACTGGCCTGGTGGAGGCTGTTGGCACAATATGGTGCCATCCAGGATCATTTGTGCAACGGTGGCATGAGCAGAATGCAGTTGCTCACAAGTGATGATCTGGATGACAGGACAGCAGATGTATCAGGCACAATTGTGTTGCATCCCACAAACCAGAATTTGTTGATCTGGACAGTGGATCCCACCACATGGCCCCCAGCCACACAAGCCCAAATACAAGCCATAATTGATCCACAACAGACTTGGCCAGGTTCAGGACTACCTGACGCCCAAGTGGGTCAACGATATCTGTTGGTGAACTCCATAAGTGAAAACAGTTTGGCCTGGGGCAACGTGCAAGCTAGTGCACATGATATAATTGAGTTCACAGGCACAGCATGGATTCAAGCATGGGATCATGTGAATGCAGAGGATCAGTTAGTGAAAAACCAATTCAGTGGTAAATGGTATCGCTTTGAATCAGGTTATTGGCAGTTGTGGCCCACACAAGCTGCGAGAGGCATGTGGAGACTGGATCTGTGAAAGTAAATATGCACATGATTAAACCTCCTGTTATCCAGATTCCTGTGCATCAGGTGGATGCCATAATTGACACACACACTAGAGCAGTGATCAGAGCATTACAATCTGCCCACATACCTGTGAGAATAGTGGGCGGTGCAGTGAGAGATTTACTCCGACACTCACCCCCCAGAGATGTGGATCTGGTGGCAGATGCAGATCCCGCCATGCTGATCCATTTGTTTCAAGCACATGGTTGGCAAGTGGATGTGGGTGGTATCATGCATGGCACAGTCAAGGTGGTGTTTGGTGCAGGAGATCATGAACAAAAGGTGGATGTGAGCAGCCTGGGTTATCGCATCCAGCGTCATGGACACACTTATAAATTAAAACACACTCATTCTTGGCAAGTGGACAGCGGATTGAGAGATCTCACCATCAATTCCATGAGCATGGACACACAAGGCCATGTGTATGATTACCAGAACGGATATTCAGATCTTAAAAATCAAGTGGTAAGACTGGGTCCACATGCAGATGACAGCTTGCATGTGGACCCCACAGGCATCATGAGATACTTCAGAGCACTCAGTCAGTTTTCAAAGCCCAAGGTGTTGTACAAAGATTTAGACTATATCCGTGACCATGTGCACTTGTTGGCAAATCATGTGGATGATAAAAAGGTGCACATGAACATGATCAGCATACTCAAGTCACCACACCGATCAAATGCACTCAGGATCATGTGCACCATGAACATGCACAAATATCTGCCTTATGTGCCTTGTGGGGATACCAAATGATTATTAGTGTGTTTAGTTGACATAATATTGTCCTGACTTGATTTATCGCCATAAATATCACAAACTTGAACAGGAGTAAGTGATATGATTGAATGTCAAATTTGTGGACGTAAATTGGGTAACCTGACTGGTAAGCATTTGACCAGTCATAACATGAGTGCAGCAGAATACAAACTGCAATATCCTGGCCATCCAGTCACCATGCCCAGAACGCAAAGTGAAGAGACCAAGGAGAAGCGGGCTGCTAGCATGCGTGGTCGTTCACATAGTGAAGAGACCAAAGCCAAGATTGGTGCAGGCAACAAAGGGAAAACTCGCAGCCAACAGGATATTGATAAGTGGCGAGAAAGTTATTCAGAGTTCTTGATGGAGAATGGCGGCTCTCCCCAGAAAGGATACAAGCGTTCTCAAGAGTTTAAGGATCGCATGAGTGAAATTGCATCAAATAGGGATCCTAAACTAGTGCAAGCCAAAGTGGATCAAATGCTATCTGTGCGCAGAGGACAACAGATGACTGATGCACAGAAGGTCAAATACTCAGAGGCTAGATTGAAATATATTGAAGAGAATCCTGATAAGGTAATCCCTAAATTGTTCAACACAAAGCCAGAACAAGAGTTTGAACAAGAACTAATTAAGCGTGGTATTACTTATAAAAAGAATGCCCGGCTTGGTAACAGACTGTTTGACTTTCTAGTAGCTGATTGTGCAGTAGAGTTAGATGGACCATATCACAGAAATGCACTCATGCACGGACACAAAGGTATGAGCCAAGATGAGAGGCAGAAGATCCTAGAAGCCACGCAAGATAGAGATGTCTTGAAAACTAAATTGGCACAGAATGCAGGATATAGAGTGTTCCGTATGGATGTAACCAATCACTTACCTGTGAATTGGCACCAGTTGCTAGTAGATCAAGGATGGGATATCTTTTAAAGACAAAAAAGCCCGGAACAAAAGTCCCGGGCTAATCTTTGAAGTAGTTGTGTAACCAAGGGGGCTTTTATAACCCCTTGATATTGCTCACAAAAATTTCAGGTTGGCAGTGTTAATTGCTATACCAGCCAGGTAGTCGGCAGCATTACCCAGTGAGCTGGATGTGTTGCTGAGTTCCAGGTAGCCATATCTGGTCATAAAAGAAACCACTGGTTCAAAGGTGGTTGGATCAATGATCACACCAGAGCTTGTGAGTGGCACATATGGGCAGTAATACGCAGCAGCGTCAATTTCGCCTGGTCCCTTGTAGCCAACCAGCACGGGGGTATCATCAGCAGCATATTGGTCCACATAAACGCGAACAGCATTGTTCAACACACCCACAAACTTGGTGTTGGTGGGGGCTTCGAAAGTGCCTTCAGTTGTGCGAGCAAAAGCTGAAGTTGTTGCGCTTTGCAGGATGGTGAGAGCAGTTGGGCTCACAACAACCCAGTTACCTGCACCACGACGTGTGCGGGCAGCGATCAGGTTGGCACCACGGTTAATCAACACTGACAGAGCAGCATGTTCGTCACCCACGAATGTGGCAGTACCGCTAACGGCGCCTTGGTCGTATGTGAGTGTGACACCAGCCAGTGTGCGCAGGCTGTTCAGGATCTCTTGGTCGATTTCAGCGGTGATCTCTTGTGCGAGAGCAGCCATGATTTCGGCTTCAATGTCGATGCCCTGTTGAGCTTGTGCATCCTGAGCACCTTCAAAGGTCCAGCGAGCTGACAGCTTGCGGCTCTTGGCTTCCACTGTTTCTTTTAGGATCTGGATGTTCAGTCTCTTACCAGCTGTGCCTTCCAGGGTTGTAGTATCAGCACCACGTGGGTTGCTGGAGCTACCATTGCCTGCATAGAAGCGGGCGATGTCGAATGGGCTAAGTGCTTCAGAACCTGCAACAACTGCGCTTGGGGTTCCGAAAGTGTCAGCATAACGCACACGCAGAGTGTGGATCTGACCCACTGGACCTGTCATGGGCTGCACGCCAATGATTTCGTTAGCGATCACTGTGGGCATCACACGACGGATAACTGGCAAGATCACCTTGTTGAGGGTGGCCACGTTACCGGCGCTTGTGGAGCCTGGTGTTGCATTTTCCATCAGTACACTAGCGCGACCAGCAAGGTCTCTCTTGGTGTTTTCTAGAACCACTTCCATGACCTTCTTGCGGTTACCAGTCAGGTTATCGCAAAGGGCTTGCTTGGTCAGGTTCCAATTGGCTTCGAATAGATTGCCTTTCATTGGTGTTATCTCCTATTAATTATTTCTGGCAGAGATGCCTGCCAAATACAAGATGTTTTGAAGATCAGGATCTTCATGTTTAGTCTGGGCAGTCTCTACAAGACTGACCCGGTCTCCGGAGTGCGCAACTGATCTGGCTGCAACTGGTGCTACTGCTTTTTTATTAACAGGAGCCTGGTTGTTTATCACAGCTGGCATGTAACGGTGGAATGCCTCTTTGAGTGATGTGGTTTTCACATCCTGTAGGAGATTTTCCATCACGGCGCGCTTGTCGCCTCTCAGGGGACTGAGCAGTTCATTTAGGACTTCCACTCTCTGAGCACGTTCACGAGCAGTTTGGGTGGCCTTTTTTTCCGACTCTAAGAGTTGGGTTTTGTGGCCAATATCCACACGAGCTTCTTGCAATTGGCGTGTGAGCACTTGCAATTGCTTTTGTAGTTTCTTTGTTTCTGTGCCTTCTGCAAGGTAACTGCTCATGTATTCAGCAGCCACAGCCTCAAAGATCTTGCGTCCAAAGTTGTTTTCTCTGGCCACCTTGATGTCGTCTTTCCATTGAACAAGTTCCTTACGGATGACTTCATTGAGTGTGCGGTCCACAACTTCAGTTGCTCTATTAACAAAGCTGCTTCGTGCTTCGTTTAGTTTTGTTTTGGCTTCACGAGCCAATTTAACTCTTTGTTCCACCAAAGACTTTTTGTCTGCGGTGAATTCGCGAATTTCTTCGCTCAGCTGACGCAACACAAACTCTTCCAGTTTTTGGACCTTTTGAGCCACATGTTGTTCAGTAGTGATTTGATGCTCATTCAATTGTTGAGCCAGGACTTGCTTTTGTTCTTGGAGTGAACGTCTGTCTGCACGGAATTCGGCCAACTCACTTGCAATCTGTGTCATCATGAATTGTTCCATGAATTTCAGCTTGTGAGCGGTTTCTTTTGCAGAGGATTTTTTGGCTTCAGCTAATGCTTTGGCCAGTTTCACTTTTTGAGCAGACACAGATCTTTTATCAGCTTGGAACTCATTAAGCTCCTTCTTGATAACATCTGTGAGCATGGTGTCCATGGTCTCCACAAGAATGTGCTTCTCATGCTCATAACGTGCAGCATAGCTTTCATGAAGCTTGGCCTCTGTTTCCTTGAGCTTTTGTGAGAAGGCTTCCTGAAGTGCCTGGCGAGCTTCGTCGCCTAATACAGCATTTTCAAGAAGTTCTTGTAAGTTGTTTTCCATAGAATTGGGATCTCCTTGTTTAGATCTTCAACTCATTGACCCAGCGCAAGAGTGTTTCGGTGAGATACTTTTGCGCTTTCGCGTCGTGTCTCACACTCTCTGCCAAGTCCATGATGTTACTGCCAAATCTGCCATGTTGCAGTGCTTCGTACACAGGTACGGGATAAGCACTGGGTGCTGAAGGTTTGGCCACGATGTCCACAGTCAACATGTCAAAATCTGACACATTGCCTATGTGGTCCACATTACCGGATCCTCTGGAGCTGACCCCTAATTTGACTCCACTCTCCAGTAATGTTTTTGCAATTTGGCCGCTGGGTGTGGGCAGCAATTTCAGCTTGCCAATACCGTTTGGGCCATCCATCCACATCTTGGTGATAGTGTGGCTTACTCTGTCCAGATGGATTTGTAGTTCTTGGGGATGATCCAATTCACCTGGTACACCATTATCTTTGTCAATGCATGAATTGATCTGGTCCACGGCCCTGCGGATTTGGTCCACAGGATACACTCTGCCATTGTGATTTTTTACACCACCCTGCACAAAGATGCCTTCCATGTATAGAGTCTTGGCACCTTCCTGATTGCTTTCGCTCAACAGTTTTATGCCTGCATCATCAAATCTAATATGTTCTTGTAGCAATAATGCCATTTGTGGTCCTGTGTGCCGTTAATGCGACTGAGTATTTAAAATCAAACACTTAAATCACTTGTTTTATGGGTAAAATCCAGTGATTTTGGAAAGACAGGAGTTTAGCCAACTCCTGTCTTGCTTGATTTTACTTACTTCCGCTAATGGGGCTCTTGGTGTTCACAGCGCCATAACCCGCACTTGTGCCCTTGTTGAGCAGGGCGGCAGCATCACCTTCCTTGCTAACAGGGTGCTTGCCGTCTTCAGCGTCTCTGCGACGGTTGCTCAAGTTCATGCTCTTGCTGTCTGGTGCGCTTTGTCTGTCGTAGCCAGATGCTTTGGGACCTTGGCCAGTCTTGACAGGACGTGCGCCCATCATGTCTGTCTGTGTGGGGGGCACAGGTGAACGTGTGTTGGTTTCAGCCGGAGAGAAACGTCCGCTACCAACTTCCCCGCGCTTTGCTGCTTGCACAATGTCCAGATCCATGTTCTCGCTAAGGTCATCATAGTCCTCGTCAAGATCTGTGTAGCTTTCCCATGATTCTTCTACTTCAGCTTCATGTTCTGCATGTTCTGTGCTTTCAGTATCATGCTTGAGGGCTTCGAATTCAGCCTTCAATTCTGCAATAGCTTGTTCCAGATCATGAATCTTTTCACCTTCTGATTCTTCATCGTGGTGTGCGGAGTGCATTTCTGTGTCGTCGTCCATGTCCACTTGGGTCATGTCTTCATCTTCGTCCTCATCTTCGTCTTCAGCATCATCCATGTCATCTGCGTCTTCCATGTCTTCCATGTCTTCATCTTCAAGTTCATTGCTGAGATCTTCTTCAGCATCTTCCATGTCCATGTCATCAGATGATTCCATGGTGCCTGAACCAAAGTGTTCTTCAGCCGCTATTTCTTTCAGATTAGATTCAATGTCGCGCGCCAGGTCTTCACCTTCGTCACCACCCATCATGTCTTCTTCCATGTCTGAATTGATCATCTGTTCATGGATGGCTCGTGCCTTCTCAATGAAGATTTGATGTAAGAGTTCACGAGCTTTGTCTTCTTGCTCGTTAATCAAGTAATCCATTACTTTTAGTAATTTTGTGTTTGCCATGAGAGCTCCTTTGGTAAATTTGACTAGACTCATTATATATTTAAGGGGCAGAATTAAATTGTGTGATTATGGGCATAAAACCACTACATTCCGGGAGATACACCTTCTGCAGGTGTGCCATACAACAAGTCCAGCACATCTCTGCGTACTAGGTTTTCCAGATTCCTGGCTGCTCTCATCTTTTTCAACTTGTTCAAGTGGAACAATGTGAGTTCAGGTTTACGAGTGTCGCTTATTTTAGCTTGGGTAAATTCATCCTGAGCAGGGTCGTAATATGCAGCATCCACTTCAAATATGTTCATGTGAGTATTTATGTTTACTGTGTCACTAAATGATCAGCCAGTGCCCCCACCATCACCACTGCCTATGCTAGGAGTATAGGAAATAATATCAAAATACCAGTCAGTTGTGTTGGGGAATCTATAAAATTCCAACAAACATGGTCCTGCAGCAGTAACAACAGTGAAAGTGGAAGCCTCTACATTATTGGGACCTAAAAATGGTGATCCCAGCCCCCTGAAAAGCCTGTCCACAGAACCTGTGGAGAAGGTAATATAAAGAGCTAAAGGTGGCTGCCCTGGTGAAATAGGCGTAGGTCTAACATTTACCAAAAAGCGTTCCACAGTGTTGGATATGTTTACAGGTATATTAACGGTAATAGTACTCCTGGGATCAGTCTCAGGAGTATCTTGAGTGAACACCCAGGATGTAGTGCTGGTTGTAATTGTGTTGTTATTCGCACTAGTGAGTCGAGTGACCACAGTCTGTGTAGTACCGTTAGTACCGGGAGTACCATTAGTACCGTTGGTACCATTTGTGCCGTCTCTACCCGGAGGACCTGGTGGACCTAAACCAATCTCATTTATCACACTGCTGCGCACCAGCTTACCGTCTCTGCTGCCCACAAGGAATATACCATTGCCATAACAAGAGGCGCCTGTGGCTACTAGCCCAACCCCAGGTTGAAACAAGATTGCACTTTCCAGTCCACTCACGCTGCCATATATGTAGGGGCCCCCTGAGATAAACATACCATTACCGTAAGATACAGTTTGTATACTGTTGTCTGCAGTTCCACTATTGGATATGGGCACAGATTCCCATGTGATACCACTTGTGCTGGTGATCATGTTGGATACTGTGGGATCTCCTCCCGGTTGTGGACCTTGGGTGCCCACCAACCATCTTCCATTACCGAAGCATGCACTATAATGTGCCCTTCTCAACCTGGATGAATGTGTGGTACTCAGAGTCCAATTTATTCCGTCATAGCTGTAAGCAATATGGTTAGCGGTAGGGTCGGGTGATGGCGTAACAACACCCCCCACTGCTACAAACATTTCTTCACCAATAGCCCCGCCGTAAGCCACCCCATAGATAGCATTGCCGTCACCTGCACCCAATGCCGGGGTGCCTGTGCTCCATGTTTCTCCATCCTGACTATACAGAGTTATTCCTGCCCCGAAGGAGTTAGAAGTTGCAGTTCCCACAGCAACCCAACCTTTACGATGCCCATAAGCTATACGATAGATATAATATAACTCTGAGCCAGGAGGCATGTTACAGGCTTCCCATCCTGTTGGGCGCAGAACCGCAATTTTGCCATTAGCACCACATGCCAAAAGTTTACCGTCACCATAAGTGACACCATACACTGGACCATTAAATGGCGTGGTAGCCATGTTTTCAAACGACGTTTCCACAATGGGTGAACCAGTTATGTTATCCACACGACCATACATGATCTTGGCATTAGCAGTTGGGGTTGTGCCATCTGCCCCCACAAGATAAAATATACCAGCAGCATAAGTGGTTCCATATATGGCGCCAAATAAATTGACATTTAGTGAGTTTTTGGGAGTTATATCCTGCCAAACTGTACACAAAAACTGTTGTAGACTGATGCCAGATCTTTCTGATTCTGCATCCAGGCTTAGATAATTGTAGTCTGTGCCAGACCCCAGACCCATACTTTTTTCGCCATTTGCATCCAACTTTACCTGGAGCACCTGCCCCTGAATAGCAGGAGGATATTCTCTGCTAGTGACATCACTAATGTCTAGACCTATCAGTCTTGTATCAAGTAACCTGGGCATTCATATCACCATTCAATTTGTCTCGTTTTAGGTAGCTGTGGCGTTGGCAATTTCCAGAATGCTCACAACCACATCGCAAACATTTGCAGTACCAGCAGTAATCCACAACTGATCCCCGTCTGCCATCACCAAGTTACCACTCAGCGGGTCAAATGCGTTCTTGGCAATCAGAGGATATTCATTCACTAACGTCCTAGAATTACTTAAGACTGAGGCCGCACTTGCACCGTTTTGAATGAATGCACTAATTGGCACACTCACAGCACTTGAATTACTAACCTGTACAGTTAATAACACTGAGCTGACTTCACCCTCTTCCACATCAGCTGCTAGAACCCTATCTGGATAGGTGGAATTATTATCGTAATCCACAACACCATAGATGAATGTGGATGCGTTGGTGTCCAATCTAACTTTAACATTTCTGAATCTGAATATGGGCGCTACCATGTGTGTGCTCCTGCGTTATGTATCATGTCATTTACCTCTTCTGGTCAGAGCTAGCACAAACGGGGCCATGAAACCAAATATGCTCTGGTAAAAGGCTCTGCCGTCTATGGCCCCTTTGCGTTGATTGATTCTGAATGAGGGTCTACCTGCCCTTTGTGGTGAATCGCCTATTTTCTCCCCCGGTGTAACAACGCCCACATAAAAGTCACCACTTTCATCTGTGGTGGTGTGATAAATTCTGGCGCTACTGTATGTGGGTCTCACAAGGTCATCGGGATTGTCAGGGAAGGTGATGGTGTATTTGTTGGGATCTGCCTTACCCACACCATCCTGACTGGGGCTTAATCTGCTGTAGTTCAATCCAGCACCTGTGTAGCTCATGGTGTAGCCTGATGCCTCAATCAGGCTACCAAACTTGGTGCGAATTGTGAGCACGCTTCCTGCGGGAGGCGCAGTCCTGAGCGTGATCACGCTGTTTTTCAAGGGAATTCCTTGTACAACAGACTGTATTCGGTATGAAGTGTCTATGTTACCGTTAGGTAATAACACTTCCACTGACAGATCTGCAATCTGGTCTGGCTGTGCTTGATAGTTTTCAGGGGTCTGGAATATTGTGAGTGATCCATTGGGAATTTCATTCACAGGCTTGAGTTCAGAATCAGAACTGGGCCAAGATTGGTCAATAGCGCCTGGTAAACCATCTTGTGGTGGATTTTGCAGATATCTGAATCCCTCACTCCAGAGTGAATAGTTACCAAAGCTACAGTTGGAGTTTAGGGCAGTCACATGGCCACCATCCACACACAACAGACCAAACTGGCAGAAGTTCACAAAGAAGCTCACCAGCTGCATGTAGCCTCTGCCCACCACTTTGACTCCAATACCACCCAGATTGATCTGTGTGAAGGCATCCACCACAATGGAGTGGATTCTGCTGGCTGAATTGATCACATCTCCATTCACTAACACTCCACCGCCACCTGGAAATGCACCTGAGCTGGTGCCAGGATCACCTGATATACTGGAACAGTTCTGGATATAAGGACTCACTCTGATCAGGGCACCTGGCTTAAAACCAAATGCAAATCCTGTTTGCGTGGTGTTTCTGGGCAGATTGGCTCCACTGTTATCTGCATTGTACTTGGGAATAGTGGGAGTGATGTCCAGTGCAGATGGTTGCAGTCTGTGATCTCTCACAGTCAGTCCATAAATGTAAGTTTGGCTTTCCAGCAGGAATACATCACTGGTGACATTCTGTGGTCGCACAGTGACTGATCTCAAATTGTCACCAATAATGCTTACACCTTCAGGCACAGTGACAGGATTTTGCTCGGTGTAGTCTCCACTAGCCACCAAAATGGTCACATGCTGATCTTCCATTTGACCCAGTGTGATCAAACGTTCTGCAGCAGAGCATGCTGCCTTTATGGTGCGTTTTGCGGAAAACCAGGATAGGCCTGAATTACCATCGGACCCTTTTTTACTCACATACAGTCTGTTGGGTACCACACTCTCTGCAATGTTTTGCAAACTGGCTGCATTTAGCAGTGTCCACACCCCATCTTCATAAACTTTCATTTCTTTGTTTATGGTGTCATACCACAACTGTCCACGAAGAGGGTTCAGTGGAGAAGTTTGATTTGCAAAGTGCTCCATGATGTGCACCATGTTCTCATTGATGGCTGTGCCCCATGATGCGAAATTTCTACCAAACAAGATTAAACTGGATCTGGATGTGTCATTTTTTCCATCAGGTATACTGACCAATAAATCCTGATTGCTTTTGCGTATGTTGAATGTCATGTTCAGCTATTTATCTATCTGGTTTCATGTGTGTTTATAAACCTGGTGGTGCATTTTCAGGAGGTGGCACAGCAGCAGGTTCCATGGAGGGAGCTGCTTCTGGTGGCAATCCTGGCATCTCAGCTGGAGGCAACTGATCCACCATGGGATTTGGCTTCACCCCCACTGCTCCCAATCCCATCATGTTGTCATCCATTACGGTGGCACCAGTCTTGTCCTGCACTCTTTTGGCATTCTCTTCCTTCCATTGTTTTTCATTTTCCACAATATCAGCAGGAGTAAGCCCCAGATATCTTTCCATGGCCCATCTTTTACTCAAGTATTTGACAGCATCTCCACCCATCACAGTGTTGAACAAGTTTGCACGTTCTGCATCTATGGCCATTTTGCGATATTCGCTGAACGATTGCGGCGGATTGAATGCCAATTCAAACATGTCTGCCGTGATGCCTGTGATGCCTCTGTGTTTGAGGAACAGTTTGAATTCGCGATCAAAAATGTGCACCATACTGTTTTGCAAACGTTGGCAGTATTTGTTGAAGCGATATTCCTGAATGAATGCAGTACCCACTTTACCATCATTGTACACTGCTGTGCCATCATCTGGCCCTGATGGCAGATAGCTACTGGGAATGCCCAAGCCGCGCATGAGCTTGTTGTTGAAATATTTCAAGTCATCTATGGTGCCCAATGCCTCTCCCCCAGCCAAACTTTCAATTCTGGTGCCACGCTGTTCTGTGTTGGTGGCCAAGAAGAAATCTTCTGTGATGCTGATGGGGTTGTAGGCTGTGTCTATGATGCTGGTTCCGCCCCCACTGTTTTTAGTGAAGATGCCCCCTTCAATTGCAAAGGTGTGATAGTTGTGCCAGATCTCATCACCGTCCACAGTTATGGTGCCTGTGTCACAAGGTGTATCCAACCATTCCACGCTCACAAGCTTGTGATTCAAGTGGGGCTCTTTCTGGAGGAAGTCATCATATGTGGGAAATCCTTCATGCTTGAGCAGGTTTTTTACCAGATCAGGACCAAACTTCACTTTGGTTGTACAAGGGTTAGCCTGTGTGAAGGCCTGAATAAATTGTGGATTCTTTTGTAGAGCAGGATATAGTCTCTTGAAGCCCACTTTCTTTTGAGTGTGGTGAATATTCTGTTTGAGTTTATCGTACTCTGATCTCAACACCTGGAACATATCATGTGTGAGAGTGTAATGGGATAGACCAGGTCGTGCATGCAGATACCTGTTCACCTGTGGATGAGCAGACTTGAAGTGATTGAAGCTAGGGTATCCATAATGGGCTAACAAACATCTCACATATGCATAGCACATGTAACAGGATCTACGTGCAGTCAAATGCAATCGATTAAACTCTGTCATGAACTCTGGATCCAGTCTCAGATGATCTGCCAATTCTGTCACTGTCACTTGCTGCACTTGCATATAGCCATTCACAAATAGCTGCATAATCTGGTCACTGAATCTGTATAAGGTTAGATCTGCAGGAGTTAGATCACCACAGTATTCATGCACAAATGATTGCCATTTGTGCATGTTCTGCGTGCGCAAAATACCCATCACATTAGCTATTGTGATCCTGTTAAGTTTGGTGGGATTCTTAAGAGCTTGATTTACGTCTCGGAAGGCTCTCACAAATGCAGGTGTTTGAGATAGGATTTGAGCAGCCTGCATGAGTGTGGGCACATGAGATTGTGATTGTATGATATCACACAGCATGCTGAACAGATGGAGGTCATACTGAATCACACGAGCCTTTAGTGCCTGCTTGCGCTTGACAGGATTCAACCAGAACGTTTTCCAGTTTTTAATAGCTTGTGCTTTTCTCTTTTTAACACTCTGTGGATCATTGCGCAAGGCCTGCTGCCAGGCTTGCCCTTGATCAGCATGATAGCAGATGTGGTCCTTGCTGTTCATCCATGCAAGATTGTCTGGATTATTGTTGAATCGGTTGAAGTCTCTATGATGCACAGTTTGTTTGGGCAGGTTAGCATATTTCTCCACATGTGTGTGCTCTTGAACCAGTCTGGCATCTCCCTCAAAGTCATGGAAGAACTCAGCCACCATTCTGTGCACAAACTTCCACTGTTTGGTGGCAGGATCAAACACTTGTTCATACTTGTTTTTGGGCTGTTTGGACTGAGTCACAGGCTCTTGTCTGAAGTAGGCAGGTATGAAGCTTTCTCCCAGTTGTAGATTCTGAGCTTCCACAAATCCCTTGCCCAGTATGGGGAACTTGTGATCAGGAGTGCACACTATGGTTTGACCATTATCCAGAGTGAGTCGGACTACCTGCGTTTGTGAGCGTGTCTCGCCTGCCCAGGTGATCAAACCTGGCACTATCTTACCAGTTTGTGGACAGCAGCTATACACCCAGTTTGTCTTACCAGATTCATGTTCCAGAATGATCTGTCTGAGTGGTATCAGTCTACCGTCTAGCAGATAAATCTTTGTGTCCAAACCCAAACACCTGTTGGGCAGACGGCGCTGATAGATTTCGTTCTTGACTCTTTCCACATAAGCCATGGCTCGCTGGCCCTGTAGCTGACCCACGTCAATGTAAAACACACGGCGTTCTGGTGCTCTCACAATGCGATAAATCAGAATACAGTCTTCCAACAAATCTTTCTGCTTGTATGTTTTATACACAGCTTCCAGAATGCTCAAACCAAAGGGCCAATAATGATCCATGCCTTCGCTTAAACTCAAATGCACCACATGGGTAGCATCCACAGCCATGGAGTTGGTGGGATTATAAAAACGGCTGGTGCGGCCACCTGGTGTGGTGGGCTGACCATAATTGATGTTGCCAGCACCTGCTGATGGGTTACTTGATCTGGGATATCCACCTGGGAAAGAATAATTGTCATGCACCATGGGATTGGTGGCTGTTAAACTTTGCAAGTTGAAGTCTAGGTCTTTGATCACATACTGTTCCACAGCCTTGCCCTCAGCTTCATTCACCACAATCTTTTCCACCTTGGCTGCATCCACCCACAGCAGCTCAAAGGTTTCAGGATCTCTTATGAAAAATTGATCACCATACTTAATGGTGTTTCTGAAGGTGCGGAAAATGCGTTGGTTGAATCTGTTAATTCTGCACCATTGTGTGAGGCTGTCCTGCAACAGTTCATTTTCTGTTTCTGTGAGATCTTCACGATAGATCAATCTGAATGGTGAGGGGGCATCATCATCTGCGTTCTGTGTGCAGAATTCTGCGATGGTGTCCAAGGATCTGTTGATTTCTGAGTCCAGATCTGCTTGATCATATTGCACATAACGTTCAATTCTGTTGGGTGCACCTGCATACACTTCTGGCAGGTAGCTGCTGAACTTGTGGCTGGTGCCAGCCTTGCCGTTTTCTCTGTTATGTTGTTCCAGTTTTCTGCTCATTTGAGCTTGACTGGGTACTGTGGT